TGTCGTCCAATACATCCTTGATCTCAGAGCGCTTGAACACCTGCGTACCCAATGCCGGGTGCTGCATGATGACGATGCGCTCGGACTTCTTAACGCGGTCGTAATACTCGCCGATCACATACTTGTTTGCATTCGTGCGCCATGGGAACACGTAAGACTTGGCCGGGCTTGAGAAATTCGACGGACACTCAGGATCAAACCCGTATTCCTCTGCCAGATTCTTGAACGAGTCTTCGTCAAGCTGGGTCAGTACGCTGCACCACATGGCGTCTGACTTGTCCATGCGCTTTGCGCCGGAGTCGAAGAACACCATGTTATTGGCTTCGTGGATCGGAACACGCCGGATCACCTGGCGATTGTCCATGTCGTTGTCAGCGTTGGCGTACTCGGTCACTAAGCGCCATGCGCCGAAGCCTGCATCGATCATATCCCCGACTGCAACGTCAACGGCTTCCTTGCTCATGTTGTTGCGCATGTCGGTGCGGTACATGCCGTTAAGAATGTCGGCTGCGTCAGGATCTGCGCCGTCTTGCGGCTTGAAGTCCGGGCTGATCTCGTTGGCGCGCATCTCAGATAGCAGGCGCTGGCGTTCTTTCCAAATCAGGTTAAACTCGCCGCGATACTCAAGGTTGCACCAGTCTAGGGAATCGTCCCACTGGGTAACGCGGGCAAACATCAAGTCATCCGCCGACCGTTCGCGCACGTCCTGAGTGGCCGACCACGCGCGGTCTTGGCGGTCTTTAATCTCTTCAAGCTTCGCGGCTTTGTCCATCTATCGGAGCCTCTTAGGCGTAATCGGGCGCGGAATGTGTACCGCTGTCGCAGTTGGTTTTACGCACTCATGCCGTTGCTTAGCATAGCGCGCCATCATGTAAGCATAGCGCGTGGCGCTCAATAAGTCGTCAGCGACCTTGACAATGTGGCCGCTTTCGTCCCTGTGGTAGTTCATCTTTTCCTCAAACCACGGCGCGAGGTGTTTGAATACCTTAAACTTGCCGGTTTCCATGCGATTGTACAGCTCAACCAGTCCCGCCTCCACGCCATTGCCACCGCTTGGCCACGTCGCATGCTCTGGCATCATCTGCCACCCGGCTTGATGGTAATAGTTGCGCTGTTGCTCACCACTACCTTTCTCGGTTTGTAGTCCGTCATGCGGCCATGCTGTCGGCACGCCTTGCGCCCACTCTCGTACGGCTGACCATGCGACGGCTGGCGAGACTTTGCTTTGCTTCCATGCGTGCGCTAGGTAATAGGTGTCAGTGTCGCGGTCAATCCATAGCTGAACGTGAGCCTGCGGGTGATCCCACCCGAAGTCCAAACCATTGACTACCCACCAATGCTGCGGACACTCGAAAGGCTCGCACTTGATCTGGTCGTCGCCAATGTCAAAGATCAGACCAGCGCCCAGCAGCGGCAAGCCCTTGGTTCGCATGTCGCGCTGCCACTCTGGATAGGATGACAGCAGATCCTGCTTTGTTGCCTCAGTGATATGCGGCGCGTCATCCCACGTGGCGCGCTGCATGTACTGCCCACCCGCTGGCTTGTCCATGAATTGCACGACTAGCTCAGTGCGCCCGTTCTCCGGTGTGAACGTGAGAATGCCGCGCCCACCTCGGCCTTGGTCGCCCGTAGCTGTACGGGTCAGCACCTGGGGATAAATGGTCTTGTCTTTCGGCTCTTCGTCGATGTGATACCAGTCAACCGAGTCACCCATGATGGCGTGCTGACCTTGACTGTACGACCAGAACTGAACGGTTGAGACGCCACCACTTGAGTGCTTGACGCGAACCTCACGCATAGCCCCACTGGTGCCGCTGGCTGACTTGTGGTCGATGATTCGGTCAGCAGGTACAAGACCGCCCGTCCATTTGCCGCCCTCAAGACGGCCAAACAACGGCGTCTGCAACAGGTCGCGGGTTTTCTCCATCGAGAACCCAAGCAGCCAGCAGAGCGGGGCTTTGTCGAATTTGTGACCCTTGAAGGTTTCCGGGTAATCGCCAAGCAAGTGCATGGCGTCAATCGTTAGCCCGGTGCGGGTCTTGCCGACGCGGTTTCCCGCCATCAGCATGCAGGAAGTATGAGACGCGGTGGCCTCAATAAACTTGAGCTGCCATGCGTACAGGGTATCAAACTGCAAGCGCGCCAAACGTTGAGCCTGGCGGCGCTTCTTTTCCTCAAGCAGCGTTAGAAGTTCAACCTTCTGCGCCGCTGATAAAGGCGGCAATGCGCTTGTCAATGTCTTCCTCCGTCAAGTCGCTCAGGTTTACGCTACCGCTATGCTCGGTCTGGATTTTGTCGCCGTATCGCTTGGGCGCACGCCGCGCAGCTACCCACTTTAACGCGTCAATCTTCACTCGGTCGGCTGGCGCTTTTTCTGAGTCTGTCGCCATAGCTGATTCGATGATCTCAGACTCGAAAAGGTCAGCAGCAGCAGCCCGCGCGCGCGTGTATTGTTCAACATCCTCGGGCGTAGAAGTAACCCAATTCAGAATGGTTCCAGGCGAAACCCCATAACTTGTCGCAATGGCTCGCAATGTATCGCCGTCCGCCACTCGCTTGCAGATGTCATCCGCCTTACTCATTCAACCCCCCAGCAACTTACTAAACGGAATGTTAGTGCCTGCAACTGCTGCAACGGCACCGCCAATGGTAATCATCTGGTTTCGGTACATCTGGTTGGCAATATCGAGGATTGGCTTGTTGCTGGCGTTGATCAGGCGCAGGTCGGTTACTTCCTTGCGCGTTTCAATGACCATCGTTTTCAGTTCGTCCTGATCGCGCTGAGTGTGCCGAAGCTCAATGACCAGTTCGCGCACCTCGCCGCACAGATCAGAGATCTTGCTGATGCTTTCCGTGTGCATGGTCTTGATGGTTCTGAACTCTTCCCGTAACAACTCGTTCTCGGTCTGCATCCTGTTTCATCCTGCTGATTTTTCGCCCGTCCCGGATGTGGATGGCGAGCATTGAAAACACGACGAAAATGGCGACTAGAACAAGTGTCTTGATTTCGCCCACTTTCGCCACTCCATAGCAACAACAATTAAGAGCCATGCGGTAATCCCTGCATCCACATAAGCCAGTTTGTCTAGGAGTGTATCAAGGTTCAGCAGTTGTTCAAACGCCACGCTTGCGGCGACGATGGCCGAAACCAGCAGAACAAGACGATGATAGGCGATTGCCAGGTAGGCATTAGCCAGCGCGACAGCAGCAAAAACAATGGCTATCAGGGTGCTGTCGTATGTGTAGCCAGACGGTAGCGCCAGGTTAGCAAGCAGCATAATGCAATAGTGTGCGCTTATGTCTTTGGCTACCGGGTAGGCCACAAACAGCATGACTAAGCAGAATGCCGCTTCCATGGGTTAGCCTCGGTATTGGTTCAGGCCATCTTTCTTGGTTGATTTTGGCTTAGGCATCATGCCGGGTTTCTTTGGCTTGGCAGGTTTGGCAGGGTTCTTTTTTCTCACGGGTGACGCTCCGTTGTGGGTTGATCTGACAGACTAGCAAGTCTATCAAGTTCGCGCCTAGCCATAACGATATCGCCTAGGCTTTCTGCGGTCTTGTACGCCTTCCAAGCCTGCGCCCATTCAAGGATACGTCCAGCGGTATCGGCCTTTTGCGGTGCGTCCGTTTTCAAATCGATATTCCAATGACTGAGAGCGGCTAGATATAAAGCTAGTCCGCTCAACCTTTTCAAGCTGACCGCTGGGTAATTCTACCATCAGCGGGCAATTAACGGGCGGCAGGTGTTCGGGGTTGTTCAGATGGATCATTGCTTGTCAGCGATCTTACGCAAATTCCCGGCAATCTCGCTCAATGCGAACCAGAACCCGAATACGATACTGCACACGACCCACCCACCTACAGCCACTGCCAGCGCTGCACCTACCTGACCTTGAAACATCATCACGACAGCGATAAGCAGCACCGCGCCGAATGCGAAGTAGGCCAGCACGTCGTTAGTTTTGATAATTGCGGATTTTATGCTCATGTTATTTCCCCTCTGGTTAAGTTGACCCTAGCGTCTGCTAGGCACTTATACCCGATGATGCGACCAAGCGTCTGACGGGGTTAATGCCAAGTTGGCATTGAAGTAGGTGGCCGGTGCTGATCTCCGGCTTTGAGGCAATAGGCGTGCAGTAACGCCTCGTTTTACAAATCGCCCATCTTGCGACGGGGCGGGAATCGAACCCGCGCCATACGGAAGGATTGGATACCGCCCGGTGACATCACCTTGCATAGTCCAGCCCATCACATGCTGACAATTCTCTCGCTCTCACGATTCGCGCATCAGCCTGCGCATTCACCTACTTCGATAACAACTCACAATGGCATTGGTAATGGGTGGCCAGTTGCGAACCTGGCATTGCAAACCGACGCTATTCTTTGGCTTTGCAGGCCCTAACGTCGCGCGTATCGCCTACGCATTCACCCATTCCAATAGCCATCGCTGACTATGGGCCGGTCTTTCCCGGCTTGTCCATGCATTTTAGGCCCCCAGTCGATGGCAACTCAATTGTTTGCACTCAACCGCCGTGTTTTCCTCGGAGCATATCCCGGGGCGTTTGCCGCTTAACGTCCGGCTGACGGTCTTGCGCAGACAGCATGGCAAACCGTCCTAAGCCCGCTCCATGCGTTGGGCTTGTGCGCATATTATCTCATTCGCGCTGCGAGTCAATTGATTTTTTGAGCATATTCTCAGCCAGCTTGCGCAACGGCTCTTCGTACCGCTCAGCCATTTTCAAAGCTAGCTCAGTGTCGCGACGCAGCAAAGCCAGGACGATTTGGAATGGCTCGTAATCGTCCGTGTCGGTGTATAGGATTTCTTCGTAGGC